TTTTTTCTCTAACAATATGCTAAAATATTAGTATGTTCGATATCCTATCATTAATTCCTAGCCGAAAGAAAAAAACACACACCGGTTGGATAAGTTTCAATGCTATTTGTTGTCCGTTTAATGGTGGACATAGACCTGATACACGAGGTAGGGGTGGACTCATGGTCCAAAATCAAAATTGGGTCATGCATTGTTTTAATTGTGGATATAAATGTAATTTCATTTTAGGTAAACCAATCTCATATAATACACAACAATTTTTAGAATGGCTGGGTGTAGATACTATTCAAATTAAACGATGGAGTTTAGAAAGTTTACAGTACAAAGACATACTAGACTTTACAATACAAAAGAAAAATACTGTAGTAAAGTTTCAAAGTAAACAATTGCCAGTTGGTGAAGACTTAGATGTAAATAACCCAAAACATAAAGTATATGTAGATTATCTGTTAAAACGCAAGATAGATATACATAACTATAGATTTATAGTTACTCCAAACGACAAAGGTCGCAACAACAACCGTGTTGTAATTCCCTATTATTACAGAAACAAAATTGTAGGTAATACTAGCAGATTTTTAGACAATAAAATTCCTAAGTTTATTAATAACCAACAAACTGGTTATGTATTCAACACGAATAAACAAAAACATGATAATGCTATATGTATAGTCGTAGAGGGCATTTTTGATGCATTGTCTATTGATGGTGTAGCAGTAATGCACGATGATATAAGTGATGTACAAAGCGAAATAATAAACAGTCTTGGCAAAAAAGTTATAGTAGTTCCGGATAGAGATGAAACAGGATTGAAAATAATTGACCGTGCATTGGAGTTAGGGTATAGTGTTAGTTTACCAAATTGGCATGATAGTATCAAGGATGTGAACGATGCAGTAATAAAATATGGTAAACTACCTACATTGTTAAGTATACTACAAAGTAGTACAAACAGTAAGATAAAGATAGAAATGCAAAAAAGAAAGATAATTAATGGTAGAAAATTATAATGTAAATGTACAAACATTATTTTTGCGTATGATGCTAACTAATAGCGAATTGTACATAAGAGTAATGAACATAATGGATAGCAAAAACTTTGATAAAAGTCTTAGACCTGTGACCGACTTTTTCAAAGAGCATATGGAAAAATATAACTTGTTACCAGACAATGAACAAGTTAAAGCAGTAACAGGAGTAGACATAGAACCAATAGTAGACTTTGAACAAGGGCACTATGATTGGTTCTTAGATGAATTTGAGAAATTCACACGCCGTCAGGAATTAGAACGGGCAATTCTTAAAAGTGCTGACTTACTTGAAAAGGGTGATTACGATCCTGTTGAGAAATTAATCAAAGATGCAGTACAAATAAGTTTAACAAAAGACATGGGTACAGATTACTTTGCTGATCCTAAAGCACGACTTATGTTATTGAAGAATAGTAATGGTCAAATCAGTACAGGATGGCCATGCATGGATCATAAACTATATGGTGGATTTAATCGCGGTGAACTGAATATTTTTGCAGGTGGTAGTGGATCAGGTAAGAGTTTGTTTATGCAGAACTTGGCAGTTAACTGGACTCAAGCAGGATTAAATGGTGCATATATTACATTAGAATTGAGTGAAGAATTAAGTGCTATGCGTATTGATAGTATGATGACTGATACGAATAGTAGAGAGATTTTTAAAGACATAGACAATGTTGAAATGAAAGTCAAAATGTTGGCTAAAAAATCAGGTGGGTTACAAATTAAATATCTACCAGCACAAAGTACAGTTAACGATTTGCGTAGTTATGTAAAAGAACTTGAAATTAAAACTAAAAAGAAACTAGATTTTTTGTGTGTAGATTATTTGGACTTATTAATGCCGGTTAGTGCTAAAGTCAGCCCTAGTGATTTGTTTATTAAAGACAAATATGTTAGTGAAGAATTACGAAACTTTGCTAAAGAAGTTCGTGTGCTATTTGTAACTGCAAGTCAATTGAACCGTAGTGCAGTTGAAGAAATACAGTTTGACCATAGTCATATTTCAGGAGGTATTAGTAAGATTAATACTGCTGATAATGTGTTCGGTATTTTCACAAGTAGACATATGCGTGAAAAGGGGCAATATCAGTTACAATTAATGAAAACCCGTAGTAGTAGTGGGGTAGGTCAGAATATTGAGTTAGCATTTGATTTGAATACATTACGAATTACAGATCCAGATCCTGAGGGCAGTAGTAGTTATAAACCACAGACTCAGCCCTCAGCCAACGATATTATGAATAGACTTAAACCCAGTAGCACAGTTACTTCAATTAATGAGAAAATCCACGAAACTATCGAAGTAGGTGAACAAAAAGTCGAAGGATCCGCAGTTAACGCAAGAATTAATGCATTACTAAAGATAACCCGAAGATAAATATCTAATAGGATCATTTATTATGCAAAAGAAAACTCGCAGCCTCTTAGAGGAATTAGAATTAATTGGTAATAACCGTGATACCAAGCACATTATTGAAACCCGTGCTCATAATATAATTACCAGTGCTATCAATTTACTAATTATGATAGTGAAAAGGCTGCGGTCTTAGAGCGTAAACTATTAAATGCAATCAAGGCAAGAGACCAAGATAGATTCTCCAGAAGTATAAGGAAAAACGATGAAATCCAGTGAATTCATAACTAACGAAGGTTTAATAGGATCACTTGTTAAACACGGTAGTCAATACTTGATTAATAAAGGCCTCAATAAAATGAGAGGTGTCCATAGTAACGAACAAAGATTATTTGCTAATAATTTTATCAAACAATTTCAATTACAAAAACAAATAAATCCATCAATAACATTAGCTGACTTTTTAGGTCTATATTGGGATAAACTTGATATTGATATTAATAGACTTCCTATAAATTATAAACAATCATATGATGCATATGCACAAAAAGCAGAAAGCGACCCAAACATGGCAAATTTGACAAATTTAGGAAGTACAATTTTTGCAATTACACAAATAACACCGGCAAGAAAATATTTACAAACCACCACAACAACACAAGCACAACAGGCTGGTCAACAACCACAATCTCAAACAAGTCAACAACAATCAAATACACCAGTACCTGAAAGCAAAATACGGAAATTAAAAAAGTGAAAACAATCCGTGAATTAATTGAGACATTAGAAACAATAAATGACCCTATTATACTCAACGAGGCTAAGGGGCACTTAGATCATCCAGAAGATGCTATCTTTATTGGTGGTAGTAGTTATGCACAAACTGCTATTAATGCTATAGTTAGTACAGTACAAAATCCTAATACAGTTACGATTAAGTGGGACGGATATCCTGCAATTATCTTTGGTCGTGGACCTAATGGGAAATTTGCTATAATGGATAAGCATATGTTTAATAAGGGTGAAGGCGCAGGACGTATTGCGTACAGCCCTGAACTATTTCAAAAATATGATTTAGCACGTGGTGTAGACCGTTCAGGACTACATCAAATATTAAGTCAGATATGGGCTGGACTTAGTAAAGAAGACCAAGGTGCAGGATACTATTGGGGCGACTTGTTATTCAGTCAACCGTTACAAGAAAAAAATGGACTATATACATTCAGAGCAAATCCAAATGGTATAACTTATACAGTAGAAACTAATAGCGAAATAGGTAAATTAATGGCAAACAAAGTTGCCGGTATAGCAGTACATCAGTATATTAAACCTGATGCTGGTAGTACAGATGAAGCAACTACATTAAATGGTACTATAGGGCAACTAAAGAACAGTAGTAATGTTGCTATTATTCCTAGCAAAATGCCTATTCAGTCAAAACTTAAGTATAGTGAAGCACAAAAGAATAAAGCAGAACAATTAGTAAACCAATATGGAAATGCAGTGGATCAATTATTAGTTGCACCTGCTGGATGTAAAAGTTTCTTAAACAGTAATTTGTTTACAAGTTTTATTAATCAAAAAGTGCGTCAGGGTAATTTTAACAATCTATTAAAAGACTTTATGGCCTTTGCAAATAGTAAGCAAATTACAGATAATGTAAGAGCAAAGATATTTGGATACACAGACCCTAATACTAAGAAGAAAGTACCAGGACATTTTGAGATTAACAAACAAGGACTGATTGGGGCATTTATGATATGGAGTAGTATCTATAATCTTAAAATGCCGGTAGTTAAACAACTTGACAAACTTAGCAAATCAAGCCCTGTAAAAGGGTATTTAGAAGACGGAACACAGACCCAAGAGGGCTATGTAGCACATGGGTTCAAATTCGTAGACCGTATGGGATTCAGCCGTCAAAATCTATTAGGCCGCTAAACCAACATTTTTTTCTTCCAGGCATAAATAAGTGTATGAGTTTCTATATGAAATTCAAACTTTTAAAGGAAAAATATTATGGCAGTTCAAACAAAAGTTCACGGTGATACACAACCAGTATTCGCTATTGATACATTAGCAGGCCCAGGTGGCGCAGGAGCAGGTGTTCCAGTTCAAATCGCTGGACCAAAATTAGACTTCTTCGGTATGGATTTAGGTGGTGATCCAAGCGCACAAGACGGTACAGGTGGTGCTATTGATGCAGTTATCCGTTGCATTACACAATTAGCAACAGTTCACTTCTATCAATATCAAGCAAGTGCAAGTGCAAATAACTTCAGTATCGCTGTATATCCTACAGCAGCATGGACCGCTAGCGACTTACAAGCAGCTATTCGTGCTTTAGGTACAGTTAACGGATATGATTTATCTGGTGCTACTGTAACTAACAACGGTTTCAAATTAGCTTAAGCTAATACTTAAACTCATCTTTAGGTGAGCGAGCCCGAGCAAAAATCTCGGGCTTTTTTACCTCTATAAATACTGTATGAGTTTTAAATTGAAGTGATATAACTAAGACAGGAAATAATCTAAGGAGACCACCAATCAATGGTACTCCTGAGCAAACAAAGCGTTGGGAAATTTCTAGGAATACACAAACTAATTTTGACACTATAATTCAAGTGTTATCATTGCGTAGTCAACCAGAAGACATAACTGATCCTGAACAACAAATTGTGGTTTTCCCTAATGACCTAGATTGGTTTGGTTTTTTATTTGACTCGACTGATATAGGTTGTTCATGCTGGAGTTTTACTTGTACGATACCACAC